TACATCCTTTAGTGCTTCAGAAGCAGCGGAAGGATTAACGTTCTTAAGTTTAGCAGGTTGGGATGTGGAAACATCAATCACAAGAATTGAACCAGTTTTAAGAGCTGCTGAAGCAGGTGGAATGGATTTAGCATTAACAGCTGATTTAGTTACTGACTCTATGTCGGCAGCTGGAATTAGCGCTGATGACTTTACTAAATATCTTGATATAGCAGCACAAGCACAACGTAAATCTAACCAATCTATGCAACAGTTATTAGAAGCTAATATAGTTGCTGGTGGTTCTTTTAAAATGTTAAACATTCCAATGGAAAAGTCAGGAGCTTTACTTGGAGTTTTAGCCAATAGAGGTATTAAAGGAAGTGAAGCAGGGAAAGCTTTATCATCTGTATTTGCGAATTTAGTAACTGAAACTGGTCAAGCTGGAGAAGCTTTAGATGCAATGGGTATCTCTCTTTTTAATTCAAAAGGAAAGCAGAGAGATATGATAGAAGTATTAAAAGAGCTTAGAGGAAAGCTAATTAATACGGCTGATGGAACTTCAACACTAACAGAGCAACAACAAGCTCAATATGCTGCAATGCTTGGAGGAAAAACTCAATTTGACACATTAATGGCTTTACTAGATGGACTTGGTGGAGAATATGATGAGTTGGTTGTAAACTTAGATAATTCATCAGGTGCATTAAATGAAATGGCAACAATAATGAAAGATAATCTTGGTGGGCAAATTGATTCTATGAAATCTGCAATAGAAGGAGCTTTAATAAAAGCATTTGTTGCTTTAGAACCAGTATTATCAAAAGTTATAGATCTAATAACTGAAGCAGCAAATTGGTTTAGTAGTTTAGATGAAGAGCAACAGAAAAATATAGTTGTTATGGCTGGAGTAGTTGCTGCAATTGGACCTATGCTTATGGGAATAGGTCAATTAATTATTGTGGGTGGAAATGCTGTAACTTTATTTGGAAAGTTATCTAGTGGAGCAACTGCAGCAAGTGGAGCAGCAGGAGGTTTAACGAGTGCAGCTGGAATATTGGCAAGTCCTGTAGGTATTGGAGCAATAATAGCTGTTCTAGCTGGATTACTTACATATATAGGAGATAGTGAGACAGCTTTATTATCACTTCAAGAGAAGTTTGGTGGAGTTGGATTTGTAATAAGTAGTGTATGTGAGTTTATTTCAGGAATAGTTCAAATGACTTTTGGTAATTTAGGAATAGCAATTATGGGGATATGTGATATTATAGCAGCTATTGCCGATGGTCCAGGGGGGTTAACCGTAAATGAAGCTTGGAGCAGAATGACAAATAAAATGACATTAAACACTGAAGAAGCTATGAGTAAAATTACAGTTACTACCTCAAGAGGAATGTCACAAATGTTAAATTCTACTGAAGAAAGTTTAATACAACTTACAACTATAATGGATACAACATTAAATCAAGTACCAACTATAGTTGCTGGGAATTATTCAGAAGCTAGTAGAGTTTTAGCTAGTCAATTAACTAATATGAGTAGTGGACAACTTACTACTTTAAAAGGTATGAATGATACTACAAAAATGATGTTCCAAGGGATTCGTGCAGGAATGACCATAGATGAAGCAGCAGGTCAAGTCGAAAAGAATTTAAGTCAAATGTCTGCAGCAGGTAAAATAAATGGTGATTCTATGACTAAAGATATTAGTTCAGCTATGGATCAAGTAAACAAACAATTAAGTAGTAAGACTGGAGAAGCATCTAAAGAGGTTAGTAAGAATTTAGATTCAGCTGAAAAGAGTGTAAATGAATCTGCTACAGATATGCAAGCAACTGTAACTAAAGAAGCTTCTAAAATGCAAAAAAACGCTTCAAGTTCAGCTTCTGCAATGGAGAAGAATGTTACATCGTCAACAAATAGAATGGCAAATCAATCTATAAGTGATTGGAGCAGATTGCAAAGGGCATACAGTAATCCTATTACTGGAAGGGTATCTATAACAAGAACAACAACCGAGAGAGTAGTACAAGGAAGAGAAGCTACACCCGCTATGTATGCAGTAGAGGAAGCAAGCAATTTAAGAACTAGATTAAGCCTCCCTGATGTTTCAAGATATGTGACGCAAGGTTCTTATTATAACTATAATGAAAAAAGTTTTAAAGGTATAAGAAAAAATGAAGATAGCTCATTAAGTGACGTTTTAAATAACTTAAGTGATATATTAGATAAATTTAATATAAAGAGTAATGGTGATTTAGTGTTACAAGCAGAAATACCTGTTTATATTGGAGCAAAGGAAATTTCAAGAGAGATGACCGATATTGTAATAAAAAAAGTAACTAAAAAACAAAATAGTATAAACAAAGGAAAGGGGATTGAATAATGAGAAGTTCAAATTATTTTATTGTATTTAATGGAGTAACTGATATAGATATAGGATTAAGTGCAACCAAAAGACCTAATATCATTAATCCCCAACAAGCCTCAATAACAGAAAAAACTATAGAGGGAAGAGATGAAACTGTTACTGTAAAATCTAAAACTTTAAAAAATATAGAAATACCAATTAGTTATAATTTTATTGATAGAAAAGATTTTATCGAAAAAACAAGGCTAATTAAGAAGTGGATTAATAAAATAGATGATAATAGATTAATGTTTTCTGATGATTTAGATATGTATTATAGGGTTAAATACTGTAAACTTCAAGTTATTGAAAGAACACGTAGAAAGAAAGGTAGTTTTGAAGTTACATTTGTTTGTTCTCCATTTATTTATTATAAGTCAGGAGATAAGGAAATAATTAACCCTAAATTATTACATAATCCAAGTTATTTGATATCAAAACCTATTTACAAAATTGAAGCTGAAGGAATAATAAGTTTGATTGTAAATGGAAAAGAAACTAAGTTTAATATAGGTCAGGAATTATTAATTGATACTGAATTAGAGTTATGCTTCAGAGGAAAAACAAAAAATAATATTGCATTTGAAGAAGGTTGGTTTAATGATTTGTTTTTAAAGGAAGATGAAAACACTATTGAATGGAAAGGTAACTTAAAAAGTTTGATAGTAATTCCTAGATGGAGGATTTACTAAATGATACAAGTATATTTAAGTACAAATACTAACTTTGATAAAAATGGAGATATGTCATTACAGCCATTAAGCTATGAAGTTAGTACAGCAGGAATAAATCAAGCAGTTGAATTTACAATAGAGCATGAGATTGATGAGTATGGAAGATATGAGTATCTGCAAAAAGGAAATGTTATTAAAGCATTTACTCCCTGGGATTTAAAAAATGGTCAGCTATTTAGAATTGAAGATATAGATAAAGATAGTAAAGAAGGTACTATAATAGCTTCAGGATATTTAATTTTCTATGATAATGTTAAAACATATGTTAAAGATTTTAATAATGAAAATGTTCTAATATGT